TTTAAACTGGCAACAGCATCATTATATTTTTTTAAATCCTCTGGATCCCATTCCAACTCCATATTACCATCTCCACTTAAATCAGGATCTGGATTTGGATATTTCTTTTTCAAATCATCAATAATTTTTAATTGTTCATTAGCATTCTTTGATATTTGTTCTGCATCCTTATCATATTTTCCTTTTACATTTGGGGTCTCCTCAACTACAGTTGTATTTTCAGGCGAAGATCCACTAGAAGAACCATTATTATCAGGTTCTAATACTTGCTTGTCTGTTTGATCTGCCATTATGTTTTAATTACCATAAAAACTATTTATCCTGCATCCCAGCCCATTCCATCAAAGACACGTATCTCACCGTTTTTCCATACTTTATCACCAACATTATATCCTCCATACTGTTCAAGTCGTGAATCATATTGTGGTAATGGTGTCACAATTTCTGGTGGTGGAAAGTCATCTCTAGTAGGTAAAGCAGGAGCTGAAGGTTTAGTTTGATTTTTTGTTCCTCCTGTTATTTGAGTTTCTTCTGGTTCCATTCCACAATTATATCTATCAAGTTTTTTGAAAGATATTGGTGATATACCTGGTCCACTATCTTTTATCTCATGATGTGTTTCATTATTACCTAAAACATGAGTAATAATAGGAATCTGTTCTCCTTCATCAAGAAAGAATCCTAATACCCATTCACCACCCCAGATACCGATAGAACCACCATTTCTATTTCCTTGTGATGTTGGTTTTGCAACTATTGCCCAAGGTAATACATCATCCTCAAGACTATCTTGTTTTACTGAGTGTTTTCCAGGTATTCTTACCTTTACACGATCACCATGAGCTTCATGCCATCTTAAATCTTTTGAATATTGACTCTGACAAGATGGAACCTGTCCAATAAACCAACTAAATGAATTTCCGGCAAATCCTATATTACTTTTCATGATTTATTCTTATTAGTATACAATCCGTAAGAATCACGAACTAAAGTCATTGATGTAATTGATCTTGTAGTATCAAAATGATGACATAAATCCACAATTAAATACGATCCACTTTGTACAGGATCACTAGATCCTTGTGCTTTTTCACCTTGAGTAATAATTTCAAAATTGCATTTAATCGTATCACCTGCTTTTAAATTTGGATTGCAAGGAACTTGTATATTTAGAATCTGACTAAACAATACATTATATCTCATTGTAGATCCCAATTGCCAATCACGTGGATCATTTTCAATTGATTCTTCTGTATCAGCACCTTTTCCTGATGGATTAAGAGTTCCAACATCCAAAATATCATAATGAGTTCTAGTAAATTCTTCTACCTCTGGTGCTTCTACTGATTTACCCAAAGATTTCACTAAATCCATATTTTTACCAAAACTATTTACAGATTCAGTATATTTAAAAGTAAAAGGATTCCAAAAAATACCACGAAGCTTATACACACCTGCTTTCAAAGAATTTATTAAATTCTGGTTTTTAGAAATCGTAGATGATATAATTTTATAATCATTATCATCATTATCTTCATTAGATCTTAATACTGCTGTTTTATTATATTCTGAACTAGTACCCTGAGATATTAAATCATCAATCCCTCTAAAATTTATTCCATCTTGTGTTTCATAAAAGAAATATCCTGGATTTCCTTCTTCTGGTACAGATTTGGATGCCAACCATAAAATTACATCAAAAACATTCAGACTATTTCCAATAAAAGAATAATTATTCGCAGTTGCATTTATAGTAACATTATCAACTTTTAAATGTCTTTTTATCAACTGCCCAACAGTATCACTGATTTTTCCAAATCCTTTCTCATAAACTTTTGATTCTTGATTTGTTTTTGCTATCTGAGAAAACAAACTAAGAATAACTGATTCTCGTTGAGATTCTTGATCAGGATTTAAAGCACTATTAACTAAAAGTGCTTTTTCATCAGTAGAAAAATCAAGAGTTCCTAGTGGATGTTTAATTTTAAATTTTACCTTTTCTCCTCCTGTTATTGGTAATGCATTATAAATTGAACCTACTCTTTCTTGTCTATCATATTCTTGCGGATAATTTATAGAACCTCCAGTATCAACAAATGTCATTGTTGCAGTAATATTAGGAGATAAAACACTCTCATAATAATCAAAACTAGTTGTTTTACCTTGTAAGTTTACTTCTTTACCATTTTTAGAAATACTAAGTATCTCATAAATTGATGATCCTGCTGCTTTTGCCATTTACTTTACTAGACCCTCCATATAGAAGACACATCACGTTTTGGTGTACGTGCAACACTACGAGATGAACCTACTCGAACTATACGTTGAACTGGAAAAGGTTGCATTACAGGTTGAACAGCAAAAATAATAGTTCCTTCAGAAGATTTACCTTTTGCATTATTTAAAGAATTTACACCATTAACTGGAGAAATAGAACTAGATGTTTTATTAGATGGTCCAATATATTTAAAAGCATTGGGTTTAGAATCTCCAACTGACTTCCAATGAAATTTTGATGCATTTTTCAACATCCAAGCATATGCCGTAGAATCCATTTTGAATTCAATAGCATTACCTATTGGATTGATAGATCCTAACATTGACATTGATGAAGATTTCTTTTTAGAAGTCTTCACAAATTTATTAATATCTACTCCATCCTTTTTAGCTGCTTCAACAATTGCTGGCCAAGAACTAAGAGCAGCAGAGTCTAACATCATTATAGAAGGGGGTATAGGAGTACCTTCATTAGCATATTTTACTTCTTGTAGTTTACTTTTATCTACCTTATCTGGATCAGGATTGGGGAACAAATCAAGAAAATCCCACCATTGATTTTTTCCTTTAGGTGTCGGTTTTTGTTCTGCTTCAACTGAACGACGTGATTTCTGCTCTTCACCTTTCTTTACAGCATCTTCTCTAACAGCTTTCACATCTCCCTCTCTTACATCTGCATCAATACTTTTTTCTTCAGATGTTGGCATATTCAATTTACCTGATTCTTTTTCTGTTGTAGATGCAAATTCTTCCAACTCTTTTGCTACTTGGTTACCTTCTTTATTTAAAGCATCTAATTCCTGCTTATCTCTATCTGATGCACTTTTATCAAGTGGTGCTCCACCTATAAAATTAACCAATCCCATAACACCATTCATAATTGGAGTTACAATACTAGCAACAAGATTAAATATAGATTGGATAATATCTATTATTTTAGGTAAATGTTGAGCTATTATTCCTGCCAACATAAAAGACCCAAACTGAAGTATTTTATTCCAAATACCCATTGGACCCGAAACTATTTTACTAGCAACATTACCTAATGTTGATTTAATTGGACTTTTTCCTTCTAATCTATCCTCTTCTTCTTGTTTTTTCTTTTTATCAAGTTCCTTACCTAAAAATCTTTGATTATTAAGTTTAACTCTTTTTAATTTTTTAGTAGAACTTACAAGAGAACTCTTAATATTCTTTGCAGTTAATCTTACTTTTTCTAATTGAGTATCTGCCATATCTTACACGTAAATCCCATATATTTCTGATGTCAAATACCTATACTGATCTACTCCATTTGAAGAAGATATATTTGGAGCTTCAGTTGCTTCACCATCATTTGTTGGTGTTTCTGGTAAATTTGCTGTAATTGGTGGAAGATCAATTGGTATAATATTTGCATTCTTAAACTGTTCAGACTTTTTCAATATCTGTGCTGCTCTTTGAGCACGTTCAACCGTTCCCGTAAATGGTGCTCTTATAATCTCATCCTTATGAACTTGATATAATACATCTTTTGTAATACTACCACCAATTGCCCTAGAATCTATATTATTAGCACCCTGTATATCTTTAGCCATTAATGCAGCATCAATAGCAAATGATGCAGCAGTTCCAAGACCAGGTACAGTACTTGCTGCTCCAGATGCTAGTTCTAAAGAAGCACCGGCCATATCTCCTGCCATAGCTCTCTGAGCAGCAAAAAGAATACCAAGACCTAGACCAATTAATGGAATCTTTTTAAGACCAACCTTGACAGCTCCTTTCGTAGCAGATTTAACAGCAACCTTAGAACCCACTTTTCTAAATATTTGTTTTCCTATCGAAGTTCCTATCTTACCTGCTGGTGAAAGAACCTTACCAGCTCTACTAAAGAACCTAACTATATTCCTACCACCCATTGCAATACCAAATCTCTTAAGAATTTTTGCAAAACCAGGTCTTCTGAAAACCCATTGCATTGCTCTGGCAGTCTTAAATACGTTCTTTCCAAATCTCCAAAGAGCTTTTGTTACATTGACTATTAATCTAACAAATTTATATATTTTTCTTAGTATCAAAAGTGCTCCTAATGTACCCAGACCAATCGCAATTGTTTTCCAATGATCCTGTATAAACTGGAACCATGAATTTAATTTTTCTTGATTCTCTGGATTTCTTAACCAATCAAATGCTTTATTCGCAACAATTCCAGCAGCAATAAATCCAAGAGATGCTATTGCTTTTTGAAAAATATCTGTAACAGGAGCAAGTAACTTTTTAGCTGTTCCTTCAACTACTCCCATTAATCCACCAAATAATCCTTTTGCTTTTTCAATTTTATTTTTTGATGCTTGCTTTCTTAATAATCGTGCTCTACTCTTCTCTTCAGTAATACGATTTGCAAAATCTAGTGCTAGTGCATTACCAATATCTTTAAGAAGTGAATTTATTTCTTCTAACTTACTTGCTCTTACGTGATTATTTTGATGTGTTTTAAGAATATTTTTAAGAAGAGTAATCTTCTTTTGATTACTAAGAACCTTTGATTCTAAATCCGAAGGAGTATCAAGTGGATCAAGACTATCAGGTATTATAGAGCTACCAGAACTACCAACAATGGCACTACTTCGAGGAATAATAGAACCACCACCACTTCGGACAATAGATCCTCCACCCCCACCACCTCTACCAAAAAGCTTGGTGACATTAATAGGTGTTCTCTTCAGTTTTATATTTGAAGATATAACTTCAGGATTAATGACTGCCACTTTGTTGTTGTTGTTTTAGATTTTCCTCTTCAATGTATTGCTGAAGCAGAGAAATATAAACTTCTCGTTCCCAAGGAATCATATTTTCTATCTCTGTTAATGAATATTTATGATGCTGAATGAGAGCAAAATTAATCTTGTAGTATGACTCAAGATTAGTATGAGCCATACCTAGCTGAAAAAAGATGCCAACCCCTCTAGCACCACCTCCGATTCTACTTCTGTTTTTGGATTCTTAACTACAATAGTATGGGATAATTTAGGCATTGTTTCGAAAAACTTTTCAACTTGCTTAAATTGTTTTGTATTTAATTGTCCAATAAATTCTTCCAATTCTTTTTCAGTTGAATCAGATGCACTCCAACTCTCTTCTTCATTGTATATCACATCAATACATGAAGTAATTACCTTCAAAGATTGACTCACATCACTTTGAACTTCAGAAGCATCAAAATTATTTTCAATAAATTGATCCAAAGAAGGATATTTAAGTTTCATTGAAAGATTACTATCAAGTTTGATAGTATTTCTATGCGATTTATTCTTTTTAACTTTAATTGAATCAAGATCAATTTCCATCTGAACCTGTGTTACTCCATCATCAGGACAGGTTACACTCACCTCAACACTTTCACCAACAGACTTGGCACGAATATTCAAAAACAAATATTCAATATCAAAGGTAGAAAGTTTTTCAACTTTCACACCTCTCGTAGTAATACACTCATTTAAAATTTGAATAATAGCATCAGTAATCTGTTTTGTATCTTCAGACTCCATTGCCATAACTAATATCTTCTCTTCTCTTACTAGAAAAGGACGATATTTAACTCTCTTTCCAGTTGAAGGTAATTCCAATTCAAAAGTTGGGGTATTAATCTTTGGTAAAGGCATAATGTCTTATAAAAATTTCAGTATTTTATATAGGTAGGTTAATTATAAACTTTTCTACCACGACTATTGATTGTATATGTTCCCTTACTATCTCTACCAGATCGATGATCTTTAGTTTCATTAGTAGTCCATTCTTTATTACTAGGAACATAATCTGGTTCAAACAAGTCAGGATTTTTTTCTGGAGATATAATATCTATTCCTGCTTCTTGTTGTATTTGTGATTTTGATCTTGACATATCCTTAAAGAATGATGCATTAGACTTTTTAAAATATCCTTTAGGATTCATAATATAACGATCATAATTAAATGATACACTCACCTTTAAAAGATCAGCTTCTCCATAGGATACTGGAATTGCTGTCATTGTTTTGGGAAATGCATTTATAAACTGATAGTCTATCTGAGAACTATAATTCTTTTCAAACTTAGAAATAAACATCGATTGAACTTTATACTCATCCGGATATCGCAATCTTCGATAATAATTCTCATTCAATTCTCCGATTTCACCAGCACTTGAAATATAATCCATCCAACCTTCAAAAATCATTAAATTAGTATAATCATTATCAACATAAAAAGTAAAATCAATATCAGTATATATTCTAGTATGGGCAAATTCTTGTGGTATTCCCATAAAATTATCTTTTACTTCACCAGTGGCAAATGAACTTGTGGGTAATGATGCTTCAGAACAAAGAAGTCCACTCTTTCTTGATAAAAATTCAACAACATTATCAATACCCATATAGCTAGATAGATATCGAGTAATTGATCTATTTAATGCAGAAAAAGATACCATATAATGATTGGTTTGTGCAACATTCCCAACAAGATCTCTCATGTTGCTCATTGTAACTTTTCTAACTAATCTATTTGCCACTCTAAATACCTTTAAGACTCTTATATTATTAGTTATTTAGATGGCTTATAAAGGAAGATATCAACCATCCTGTCCTAAGAAATATAAAGGTAATCCTACAAAGATCATTTATCGATCTTTATGGGAACTAAAATTTATGAAATACTGTGATTCGAATAAAAATATACTTGAATGGGGAAGTGAAGAAGTAATAGTTCCATATCGTTCACCCATTGATAATAGGTATCATAGATACTTTCCAGACTTCTATATTAAGGTACGAGAAAATACAGGAAAAATTAAAAAATATATTATTGAAGTAAAACCCCAAAAGCAATGTATAGAACCAAAAGTTCAGAAAACGAAAACAAGAAGTTATGTATATCAAGTCTGTGAATATGCAAAGAATCAGGCAAAATGGAAAGCAGCAAAAGAATACTGTATGGATAGGGGATTGGAATTTAAGGTGCTCACAGAAAATGAATTGGGTATCAAATAATGAGTCGTATTAGATCAGTAAGAGACAATCTAATTGGAACTGAAGACCCTGATGATTTGATGATGGAAATTATAAGTGTTCTGGATGAAGGTGATAAGGTTCCAGAAGTAGGTAATTTTTATGTATTTGTATATAATCCAAAAACACCTAATATTAGATACGACCAAAACCCATTAGTAGCAGTCACTCAAGTTTTAGAATGGGGATTCCGTGGAATTAACTTCCATTGGAGTGAAAATAGACAATATACATGGTCTGAAGTGGCAGGAGGACTCTATCAAGTCACAGATGATGAGCTAAATGACCTTGATGCAATACCTTTCTCTAAAATTCTCATAAATAACTAAAAATAATACATATGGCCTGGAGACATACATCAAGCGTACTTCGATATCCACTAACGGTATTTGCAGAGGGGACTGATTACCTACAAATAGATGTACAAAAATATACTCCTGTATTTAAGAAAGGGACATCAACAACAGTAATGACAGAGGTAACTACAAAAAGTGATCGTATAAACCCCAAAGATAGGAAGCGTGGCAAAAAACCTACTACGACTAAAGTTATACCTAAAACAACAACAACATCCTCTTATGTAAGAGGAGCAAATGCAAAATTTAGAAAAAATTCATATCGACAATCAGAAGCAACTATATTATTACCAATACCATCCAATATTCAAGATGGTAATGCAGTAAGTTATTCTGAAGATCAGATGAATAGTATTACTGCTGCTGCTGTTGGAAGTATTTCAGATACTATTACAAATGTGAGTATAGGGGAGAACGTTAATG